TCTAGGGCAGAGCAAGGCCTGCTCCTGGCGTACTTTTGTTGCTGGGTGATTAGAGTCATGACCGCATATCGGGCAAGTCACTGTTGTTTTGGTCGCCGCTTCAACGCGTTTAAGTGCGTAATCGAAGAATGACATAATTTTTAACCCCTCTAAGAGTGAGGTCTATCATACCACGATTGGCTATTTTTTAACCACAAGCACCCATCACTTTAGCACTTAATCACCGAGTTAATAATCTGCTAACTATTCTCGGATGTTGCATTAGTGAACTTGTTTGATACAACCCACCAGCCTCCGCAGCTGAGCTTTTGAATGACTGCCACTACCTGGAGTGGCCACGCTCATGCCCTTGAGTTCATCACCCCGGTTCGTCTCTGCTCCCCGTTAGCTATAACCAGTGCGTGACTGGCGATCACGCTGCGTCACTGGCACTTCTTTTCTTATTAACCCTTACCAGATGCAAAGCTGACTCTCAACGCGGAGACTCGGGCGCAGGTCATTACCCTGCGATAGCAGCCTTTCGGCTGCTGCGGTCTGGCCGCTTTATCACTTCATTTTTTCTTCATACAATAAAAAACCGCCCGCAGGCGGTTTGTGAGGATTTATGCGCTGGGTGCATAGCAACTTATCAAAACAGTTCGGAAATCTTCCAGAGACATACTTTCTGTAATTTTCCCTGTTATAGCTATTTTCGTTCTACCCATGACATCCAATCCACCGATGAATCTTACATCGTAAGACACTGCAGTGCTGTTTTTGAGATGATCTATGAGTTTACTAATAAATTCTTCCTTCCCATAAACCGCAAAACAACATTTTCCACAGAGCATACCTTCTAACCTTCCCTCAAGCATTTTACGGCCTCTTAGGAAAAAGGTTTAATGATTGTAGCTGAATGTCAGGTTTTACCTACCATATTTCAGAGGCAATTTTATCCCTAGTCATTTAAGCGGCAATTATCAAGCCCACCCGCAGATGAGCTTTGGAATGGCTTAACAATCAGAGTCAGGACGTGTTACTGCACGACAGGCCCACATGCAGGCTTCTTGCATTTTGGTGCGGGCAATAGACAGGCAGCGCAGTGCGTCATCAATCTCACGTGCCTGCTCAGTGCTCAGCATTGCTGGCCCATTACGGACAGTAAGCAGCTCGCTGCGCTCGGTATCCAGCAGGTTGCAGAAGTGACGACTGACGTCCTTCAGGCGGTTCATACGTTCAATGTCGCCAGGTGTTAACGTGCGGTAGCCCTTACCGTCAACCCGGCCCAGCATCTCGCACTGATACGGTGTCAAGCGCTTACTGAAGGTTTTCTTCAGGCCGTCTACCGAGTAGTTGAAGCTCTCCACCAGCGAGGTAAAGCCTGCCGATTCGTGGCCCAGCTGCGCGATGAACATGGCCTGATCGTTAACTGCGGTGATGCCGAACTCTCTCATTGCCGCGTCGATATGCGGATACCAGCGCGCAGCTAACCCGGCGCTTAGCCCAGCCGCCTTCTGAAATTGTGCCTGATTCATGAAGTTCCTTACTTGGTGTCACCACCGAAGCGGACGTTGATAACACGGTTTGCCACCGAACGGACCTGCTCGACGCCGACAAAGCCCAGCGCCCCGCCGATAGCGATGGAGAGGGATTGAGGAAGGTTTACGTAATCCAGAGCAGATACAGCGGTCAATGTCATGGCACCGCACATCAGGCCCTCCAGTAACATCTTCTTCCAGCCGCCGCCGCCGTAGGCAATCCTCAGCACGGCCATCACTACCGACAGCAGCACAGCACCAATAGGTGTTTCGCCACGCCACCAGCTGTGGAGTAGATCGATTAACTCCGTCCAGGAGTGAGGGTCGTTGTTCATTTTCATGTCTCTCACCTCGCTGGTTCGCGGGTGCTGTGTGAAGTTGGGTTCAGGCGCTCCGGATGAATTAACGACAAACCTTGATGGGGGTTTCCGGGAGCCTGAAAAAGAAAAAGGCCGCCAATCGGCAGCCTTTGAATTCGTATGAGTTAACCCAGTGTTAATAAGGTATAACCGATTTGTTTTATTATCTTTTTTACCCCTAATATAGATAAGGATATAATAAAACAAGCGGTTAACAATTCCCGGGAGATGGCGATGTCGCATTTCCCGTTTTTTTTGAAAGCAAAAAGCCCCACGGTGTTAACCGCAGGGCTTGAAACGAAGGCAGTAACCCATCGTTGGGATAAAATTAACACAGATTCGGGAAAAGTAAATAGCTCACGCTTGAAACGTAAGCTATTTCCGTGACCACTATCGCGTTATCTGTTTCAGTTGCGCTTCTGCCCAGGCTTCTTCGATATCGAATTTCGTAATCAGCAGATCGTAAAATGGCTTAACCGATTTCTTCCAGGTATCCAGGCTGAGCGCTTCGGTGATTAGGCAGACGGCCGCATATGCCTCAGTTGAAGGGATCCGCTCGTACCCTCTTCCGCCGCAGCGCTTACAGTCGGCCAGTACCGGAACACCCTGCTGATTAGTCAGTTCTTTGCTTACCGCTTTACCGCGCCCGCGGCAGTCGCTGCATGCCGCGCTGACCTGGCCTGTTCCATTGCATTTTTTGCAGAGCACCCTGGCGGACTCTTTGATCTTCACCATTCCAGCCACGGTCATCTTGCCTTCCGGCTTGCGGAATTTATTGGTGAATACGTCGGCCTGGATGAAGCCGGCCCCGGCACAGCAATCGCATTGCTTCACGCTGGCTGCGCTGCGCGAATAGTCCTCAAAGGCGAACGCGGCCAGCTGGCGCATAACCAGTGGCTTAACCCCGGCTTCCAGCTTGCGCAGAGAGGCCACCTTATCGCATTTGGTCAGCGCGTACTCGGCCAGCAACGCGATCGCCCGCCCCTGGTCGTTATTGCTGATCCCCATCTTGCCGAGGAAAGCACTGTAGCCCATGGCGGCGCGTTCCTGCGTCATGCCTATGGCAGCCATGATATCCGTACCGGTTAATGAATCTGATGCAGTGGCACGCGGAGAGTCGCTGATCATCGTGGACTTTGCGAAGTGGTATTTAACGGTGTTTTCGAGGTTCATGCTGCGGCTCCTGCCATAAAGTAAATGCGAATAAAATTACGAAGGATGCGATAGTCCACCAGCACCGTTCCCGGACGGCGATAAATGCGGAGGCGCAGCCAGCGCATGAGGAGAAATTCAATAAGTTCTGGTTTCATGCGGCCACCTGCTGTTTTAGGTCTTTGAGTTTTGTGCGGTAATCATCACGGATCCGGATGTAGTCGTCGCGCTTCCATTTCGGTAATTCGTGCGGGCCCATAAGGGCATCAAAGCGGGCCTGGCCGATTTTGGCGATCAGCGCCGGGCGGTATGCCGTCAGGTTGCCGGAGAGGTGGTTATTGCAGGCCGAACACTGCTTATGGCAATTGTCCTCGTCGAAGCGCAGCTCCGGGTTAGCGCCGGTAGTGCGGAAGTGTCCTGCGTGGTATTGCCCGTCATGATAGCGGTCGCAACTGATGCATGGCTGATGCCTATCTCGGTACCGGATGAACTCGTTGAAGGACTGCTGTGCCTGGTCGCGGAAGTAACTTAACGGCTTCACTGCCTGACGACGTTCAGCCTGCCGCGCACGCTGCTCCTTCTCCTCTTCGCGCTGGCGCTTCTTCTCAGCACGTAGAACCTCGGCTCGGTTCTTCGCGGTCTGCGCTTTGGCAATGGCTGTGGCGCACTCGTAGCAGCAGACCACCTGGCCGTCACGGACCGGGTGGAACCACTCACGACAGCTCTGGTTTGCGCACTTACGGCGGGGTTTCTTAGCCATGCTCACCCCCAGACCTTTTGGCGGAATGTCCGCGGCGTGGGCTCGAGGTACTTAACCTCCTGCCGCTCAACGCTGACGGTCCAGGTGAGGTAATCACGATTAAGGCTGCGCGTTACCGCTACGCCGCGAAGCTGGTACTGCTGCTGAAGCTCATCGGCCTGCTCGGTTGTGCATTCGGTGTAGTGGAACCATGATTTCGCCATCTGGTCAGCTCCCGAAGCTCAGCAGTTGCGCAGTGGCGTTCTCAGCCTCGCGCTGGTCTCTGAATGCACGCGACAATATCCAGCGCCACAGAACATCGAGCGCGGCTTTGTAGAGCTGCTGAAACTCGGTCTCGTCCATATTGGCGAAGGCGATGCTGCGGGGGTGTTTCCGGAGAGTTCCGTCAGGCAGCTGGATGGCGTCGTAATGCCCGGATTCGATGGTGACCCAGGCGCGATAAGCGTCGAAGGATTTGCAGGCGCTGATGCTGCCAGTGCGCTTATCGGCGATGCGTTCGAGATACTGCTCAGCAGCATCCAGCAGCGCAGCTTCGCTACCACCGATCGAGGCCAGGAACTTCGCATAGCCGGTCACCAGCTTGCGTTCGTTGGATGAGATAGCGCCGCCGGTTGGCTCCCAGTATTCGAAGCCGAGATTCAGCAGAGCGAAGAAACGACGGTGGAAGGCCGGATTGCGGACCTGTTTGAAGTCGGCCACCAGCACGGCGCCGAGCTTGATTTTGGATTGCAGTAATTCGCTGGTCTCCGGCGAGGCGGGGATCAGGGTTCCTGCAGAATTCTTGATGAGTTGTAACTGCGCCATGGGAGTTCTCTCCGTGGCGCATCGTGGTCAGGTTACCGGTTGTTCAGGCCGATACAAACATTATGCTATTTAGGTGCTAAAAAGGTCAATTGTTGGCTGACAACTCCCTGACGATCTCGACCATCGTTTCACGAGATATGACGCGCTCATCCGCCTGGAGGCGCTTGTGGCCGATTACTGCACCAGCAGAATTTATCAGCACGCGATCCCCTGGCCGGAGTTTAAACGAACACACAGACGCTCCGTCAGAACGCCTCACGATATCGTAATACTCTCCTCCATCAGAACACACCTCAGCCACATCAACCCCCTCACTTTGCTATCCACAAATACCCTCCCCCGGCGGGGAGAAATCCACTTCATAGAGCCAAAATAACAAATGGCGCAAATTTCCTAATAGGTTCGCCGGAAGAAAAATTCATTTTTTCCTGTAGCACTTTAACCATACAACAAAACACTGTATGCATAAACAGTAATTATCCGTTTGGCTTAAGTATGTACATGAAATGAATGTCTACGCAAGCCCATTCATCTGATTGATTTTAATAAATTTTTACGCTACTTACACGTAAAAACTGACCGTTATTTTTAACACTCACAACAGGTAACAAGTGCTGGGGTAAATAACTGATTGGAAAACCCTCAATCCCGACAGACGTACGCCAGGCCTGAGCCTGAGGGTATATTGCGGCGGTGACACATCCTGTCAGGTTGATAATTTGTTGCCGGACGTCGGCTATTAACTGATCGATTTCATAGATCAATACCACTGCATAGATCGGTTTTACCGATGATACGCAGAGCTGGCGCGCATGCCTAAATTAGTGGCAAAAAAACTTCGATTATGGAAGTCTTTTGGTTTTCTCTTCGTTCGCTTTGCCGAAACAATCTTAATCAATACTTTCATTAAACTTATCTGAATAAAGTCTCTACATTAAAGGTACTTTTTAAGGTGTTACTCATCACAACAATACCAAGTGCTGTAAGGATAAAGACAACCAAGCAAATCATAATGGTTTAACAAAAGGCGCCTAAGAGCATAGCAACAACTCTCTTTAAGAAATCTAAGTTAGGTTGCGTGTGCATTGAGTCCCCTTGATGAACGGAGGTCACCGGAGTTTTTTAGGTTCCGATGACATGATTATGAAACTAAATTATCTCGAATAACAAAAAAATACCTTTCATAAGGGATACCAAGGAAAGTAATCTTTTGAAGAGTTATTGTTATTAGCTTTTTTCTGTTGATTACATGTATCACAAAGCAGTTGAATATTAGATACATCATTAATGCCAAACCGTGCCAATGGTACAATGTGATCGTAGTTTGATTTATTGTAGATATTTATCATCCCCGTCACGTCCTTTTTACATATAACGCAGCGCCCTTTGTCTCTATGGTAAACGGCTTTTTGTACCCACTTAGGTATTGTTACCCTTCTAAGATATCCATTTCTGGTATTCACATTACTATTGTAAAATTCAGGATCCCAGTCTGACTCTCGCACCTCCGCGATCATTTCATTGTACAACTTAAGGACCGAACGATTCCCGAATAATATATAGAAAACCTCTTTGATTGTTTTTTCTTTATACTCCTGAAACAACACCCCTTCATAGAAACCACATAAGAAATCCTCGAGATCAGCGATTCTACTCTTATCAAGACTCTTTCCTGTCTGACTCAAGTAAGTTTGAAAATAATTTCTCATTCTCACAAAAGAAACTATTGCTACTTCAAACGGTTCTGAGAATGAGGGTTTGTAGCGTTTAAAAGCTTCTAACCTATCTTTAAGATTTTCATGATCTAAATTTTCCGCGTATACACTATCTATAATAAAACCAATAAAGTCATGAAAATGAGACCATTTTGGAAAGCTTAAATCAAAAGCAACAGAACGACCATCGCCGAGATAATCATTGAGCCCCCTCATATAGGCTCCTTGTTCGTTAAGTACGTTTTTTATAATGTTACAAAAGTAATAAGACTCATGGTGCTCATACTCTTCAGTCTCCTTACGCGAGAAGCTCATGGATACTCCCAATAGAATTCAAAAAATAGTATCGAATACATATAAATATCTTATTTTTAGGCTGCCTGCACCTGCCCAGCACACATTTCAGGTAGATTGGCCCGCACCAGCGCCTCAGCGAATGACGGAGGTACGGCATTGCCACAGCGGGCAACCTGCTTATCCTTCGCATACTTCACGCCCCGAAAGTCCTGGTCGATGATGTACCACTCCGGGAAACCCTGGGCGCGGTACAGTTCCGCTGGCTGCAGCATGCGCATGCCGATATCCACAATGCGATACACCACGCCATCAACAGTCACCAGCCCATCAGAATCCTCCCCGCAATACTCCCGCAGGAACGCCAGCGCCTGCGCAGCGCGCTGTTCGTCATAGCCATCTGTCGCCAGGCTGGTCTGAACGTTCCCGACATGCAGGCCGCCCGCCGTGAGCCCCGGCGCTGGCGCATCAACCACTCTCCCGTCCCGGCATGTACCGCGCAGCATCACCAGATGCGATGTGACCAGGCCATGGTGATCGGTGGTGGTGACTGTGTGTACCGGTTCGTCCAGCGCTACGCCAGCGCCCTGGTAGTTCCCGCCGAAGTGCTTAACCAGATTCGCGGCCACCAGCCCAAACTTGCCGCCACCAGCGACGACTGTGCCCAGTGGTTTATGCAGGCCCGGTACACGCGGTTCCTGCCCCGGGCGTTCGCCGTAACCCATCTGGATCAGGGTCGTCGATACCAGCTGCGATTTCCCACCACCACCGGCGGTGATCGTAGCGCTCGGTTCGTCGACCCGGTGGCCAATACTTGCACCGAACTGCCTGGCGATCAGCGGGGCCAGCGCCGCCTCTACTACGCCCAGCGCATGTCCATTCCCGCCCGGGCGCGCCGAAGTGCCAGCGGTAACCGTCGGCACGGGTTCAGTAACAGGCTGGCCGATCGCCCCGGTGCGGAACTTCGTCAGGTGCGGTACCGCGATCGCATAGCCATGCGTTTTGGTGATGGTCTGCAGCGGCTCTGCCAGCGCCTGTCCACGGAAACAGTCGTATTTCCCTTTCGTCGTGGTGTGGTTGCACTTCACGATAAACGGCGAGGCGCTATCAATCACGAAGCGCTGGATACCGCGCGCGATACGCTTAAGCGTGTTCTCCGCCAGCGGCTTCTTACGGTCGAAGATGGACTGTGCTGAGATAGACCAGTCGATACATTCCGCCGCGGTGCGCCATGGCGCCAGCTTGCCGCTCTGCACTGCTGGCGTGTTCGGATCGCCGTGGGTCGGCGCTGGCCAGGTCACCGGCACGCCGTCGCAGCGCATTACCATGAAGAACCGCTTCCGGATGGTCGGCGCGCCAAAGTCGCAGGCGCGCAGTTCGCGGTGGTCAACGGCATAACCCAGCCCGGCAACAAGCTGCTGCGCCTGCACGCCGTCGGCGGCAATGCCCAGGAACTCGCAGCACTCCACCAGCGCCGGATGCCCGGCGGGGATATGGCTCCTGCTGAGGTAAACCATCGGTTGGGTTTGGGTAAATATCGCTGCGGATTTCATGAGGCGTGATTTCCCACCCAAGCAGTTTGCAGATCGGAAGTACCCGATGAGCAGGAACCTCATGATTCAACCAGAGGCTTACTGCCTGTGATGTGGTGCCAAGCCTTTTTGCTATCTCCGTTTGCGTCATGACAGCGCAAACGCGTTGTTTGATGGTTTTTGTCATATCAGGACCTCAGTTGTTGAAAACCAAGATTACAATATGAAAATATTTTTTTCAATGCTGATTGAAAATAATATTTGCAATGCGGAATGAAAGGCTACCTTGTAGAATGGAAGACATGAAAACAGCACCTCATGAAGCGTTTGCCTACCGACTTCAACTCGTTAGAGATGAGTTCGGTTGGAACATGTCAGATATTGCCAGGAGAGCGATGGTTACTCCCCAGGCTGTACAACAGTGGGCAAAAGGTGAATCAGCTCCGAGAGGGGAAAGGCTGAAACGTCTTGCCGCTGCTACTGGAAAGCCAGAGCATTGGTTCTTCATGCCCCCTGAGGCAGGTGATGATGACGTCGGCGCGATCTCTGCTCCGCGGGAGTTAGATGAGAAAGAAACAGCCTTGCTCGCGTTGTTTAACCAAATGCCTGAGGCGGAAAAGCTTCGCCTTATAGTCCATGCAAAGACCACACTCCAAGAACTCGACCTCTTAAAGGGTGATGTGTTAAGCATTATCCAAAGCATTCAGAAATAATCGCCACCTCCTGATTTTCAATGCAGCCGTCTATTGGCTGCATTTTGCCGCCCTTGATTGAAAATATTTTTTTCATTTCTCTTGTCAATTACAAAAGTTATTTGTATTGTTACCCCATCGACAACAAGCGCACCGTTGTCAGGTTAAAGAAACGTTCCGCCAGCCTTGCGACAAGGGCAAAGGAGATTGAGATGAAAGGTAATACGAAAAAAGTAAATTACATCGGTTTCGCTGCTTGCTGGGCTCGGGGTATCGAGTCTCGGCAAAAACCAATGCAACTGCCAAGTTCCCGGCAGGATAGCGGCAAGGGTATCAACGCCCCGGAATACAAACACATCCACCGTGCGGTGCAGCGGTTAAATAAAACAGGCGGAATTCCTCGCGGTAAAGCGTACGCGAAAATATCCCGCCTGGGATATCAGAGTGAGAGTCGTAAAGACCTTACTCGATCGATTCAATAGGTTGAAGAGGAGCTGTGCGGCTTGCTGGCCACTCGCTCTCTGGGAAGTAATTTTTAGCGACGATAGCAGACAGTTTTTCGATTACTTCAGTCGTTCTGTTTTTGGTGACTGCATTATTGACTGCGTCGGAAAGAGAGAACCAGCCATCCTTTTTGCAGGTGTAAATGTTAGCGGGGACCATCTCCCCAGTGGATGGAGAAGGCTGGGGGTGCCGGGAGAAGACCGATTCATCACCGCAAATTGGGCATGGCCTGATTTCAGATTTCATGACATTTCCTTGATTTGACTGTGGAAATAACAGAGTACCGAATTCCTTTGACTGTGGAAAGCAAGGAACCCGTGCCGCCTGAGCGGGTTAACAAAACAGGCACTACTTAAGGGGATTCATCATGGTTCATCAGCACTATGGCACCCAGACGGTCAACCGCGGCGCAGTTCTGCCCGGCATGCTCGTAAAGCACAAAGATAGCACCTGGACGGCATCAGCCAATAAGCGCGGAAAACTCTATCTGCATCGCGGCATTGAGCGCACTTACACCACCGATCTGCTGGTCGAAGTTTTTCTGAATGGCGTGGGGAATGGCCTGAGCCATTAACGGAGGGAGTCATGCAAGAGAAGAAATGCGCGTATTGCCGCAAACCAATCGAGCAAGGGAAAGAAGTTAAAAACGTACTGCTCTTCATCCGCGGAGCCCAGCTGGCGCGCGAAGAACTCGATTATTGCTCCAAGCGTTGCGCTTCGTACGACCAGATGGCCCACGAAGCCTAACGTAAAACCCGCGCAAGGCGGGGTCTACGTCCGGTGCCACCGACCAAAGTTACACCGGAAAACTACTCAAAACCAAAAACACACCCAATGGGCGCTATTTCTGGCCCGGGGATCTTACATCCAAAAATGAGGATCTGACATGGAATTTTTCTACCTGGTTAAGGCCACTCAGAAGTCAGGGAAGCCTGACGCTGTAGTGTGGCTCTCCGCCAACACCCAATCACGAGCTGCGTTGCAGCTGGATGTCGCGCTGGAAGATGCAGGCATCGAAACTGGCCGCGGTAAAGACTACGCCAAGCCTGTCCGCACTGACTTCCCGGTGTTCAATGACCTGCCCGAAGAAAGCACCATCGATTACACCTGGTGCGAGCGCTACACCCTGGCCGACGACCTGCGCACCTGGAACGTGATCCCCGGCGCCGCATCTCAGGATGAAACCGCCCCTACCCTGGCGATCACCACTGATGCGTATCAGCCTGCCACGCCGGTAACCTCCACTGATACCGCAGATGCCGGCCGCACCTGCCTGCTTGAAAACCGCACCCCGGCTGTCCGCTTCGCCGTCCACCTGCTGGGTGACAAATACCTTTCGGAGATCAGCCAGGAGCAGCAGATCGTCGCCAACGAACTGGCGACCGATGAGGGAAATGTTTACTTCCAGAACCTGCTGCAGGCCAAAAATGACGTTGCTGATATTGGCGAGCTCAGCCTGCATGCCGAGTGGAAACTGGTGCAGGCCATCAAAGACGTTTTCCCGCAGGACAAAGAACATGAACCCGCGCAGTTGGCCGCCTTCATGTCGAGCTGGATTGAGGCCGAAGCTGGCGATCGCAATCAGCTGGTTGATGACTGGAAGAGTGGGAAGCTTCCGGCGACTGCGGGAGACGATGCTGGTACCACCTCGGAGAATATCTGTGATGCTGTGAGAGAGTTCCGCGAACGCAAACTCCCGGTCTTAACGACTGTAGCCACCCTGCCTTTCCGTCAGCGTCTCCTGGCGCAGTACATCGCCGACAAGCAGTATTTCTACCACGTCGATGAAGAGCAGAAGAAAGCCATTATGGAGCTCGAGCTGGATGTGGATAACAGCTATGTGCAGAACATGATCCTGGCCGCCGAAAATGTTGATGGCTTCAAGAAAGCGCATGAGCCCGACATCTGGAAAGTGGTCAATGCACTGAAAACCATCGTCCCTGTTGATGGAAAACGCACTGAGCTGTCTGTCGTCATCCAGTTCTTTAAGGCGTGGTTCAGCACCGAGCACATTGACCGCGGGATCCTGACGCGCGAATGGGCCGCCGGCAACCGCATCAGCAACGTACAGCGCACTGAAGCCGGGACCAATGCTGATGGCGGGTACGTAACTGACCGTGGTGAAGGTGCACACCACACCCTGGACACCCTCGATCTTGAGATCGCCTGCGCCCTGCTGCCGATGGATTTCAACCATCTGGAAATCCCTGGCAGCATCCACCGCCGCGCCAAGGAGATTGTCGCGACCAAAGAAGAGCCATGGAAGTCATGGAGCAAAATCCTGCGTAACCAGCCTGGCGTTCTGGCGGTCAACCGCGCGGCCATCTTCAACCTGGTGCGCATCGCACCTGAGAATATTCACCTGACGCCGGTTGCTCATCTTGAGTTCGTGAACCAGACGATGACGGCTGAGTTCTGTCAATCAACTGAGCTTCTCCCTCTGCCGGTTATTCAATCGGAAGAGGAAACCAAGGCCGTCGAAACACAACACGCATTGCCAAAATGGGCAGAGGCGGGCGATCAACAACTCGCTGATGAGAGTGAAGTTGAAACGCAGACCCTGCCGAAATGGGCGAACGCCGCTACCAGCCAGCCGCAGGTCGCGAACCTCGGCGGCGGCGTCTTCTCCATCGAAGGACTGATGAACGAAAACCAACCACAAAAAGATGACCGTTCATCGGTTACAGAGGAGACCACCAGCGATGTGCAGATGGAAGAGACTAACCCGGCGGAAGGAGAAAGTGTTAACGCGGTTCCACCAGGCGAAAGCACTGATGCAGCTGATCCGCAAACAGTTGCCCTGAACCCGGCTGAGGCGCTGGCCGCCGCGGCGCCAGAGCTTGCGAACGCTACTGCGCCGGAAGTTACCACCGAAGCGCCGGAGGAAACCGCCAGCGCGCCGGAATACCCAGCGTACTTCGAACCGGGCCGCTATGAGGGCCTTCCGAATAACGTGTATCACGCAGCGAACGGGATCAGCAGCACCCAGGTGAAAGATGCCCGCGTCAGCCTGATGTACTTCAACGCGCGCCACGTCGCCAAGACCATCCCCCGCGAAGGTTCCAAAGTGCTGGATATGGGCAACCTGGTGCATGCGCTGGCGCTGCAACCGGAAAACCTTGATGAAGAGTTCAGCGTGGAGCCGGTGATCCCGGAAGGGGCATTCACCACCGCGGCGACCCTGCGCGCCTTTATCGACGAACACAACGCCAGCCTGCCGGCGCTGCTGAGTGCTGACGATATCAAAGCACTGCTGGAAGAATACAACGCAACCCTGCCCGCGCAGGTGCCGATGGGCGGGAGCCTGGAAGAAACAGCGCAGAGCTATATGACGCTGCCAGCTAAATTCCAGCGTATCGAGGCAGACCAGAAGCAGACCGCTGTCGCGATGAAGGCCTGCATCAAAGAGTACAACGCCACCCTGCCCGCGCCGGTTAAAACCAGCGGCAGCCGTGACGCGCTGCTGGAGCAGCTGGCGATCATCAACCCTGACCTGGTGGCGCAGGAAGCGCAGAAACCAGCACCGCTGAAAGTGTCCGGCACCAAAGCGGAGATGATCCAGGCGGTGAAGTCCGTTAAGCCGGATGCCGTATTCGCTGACGAACTGCTGGACGCGTGGCGCGAGAACCCGGGCGACAAGATTCTGGTGACCCACCAGCAGATGGAAACGGCGCTGGCTATCCAGAAAGCGCTGCACGAGCACCCGACCGCCGGGAAGCTGCTGTTGCACCCTGATCGTGCTGTCGAGACGAGCTATTTCGGTATCGACGAAGAGACCGGTCTGGAAATCCGCGTACGCCCGGATCTGGAAATCGACATCGAGGCGGTGCGCGTGGGTGCCGACCTGAAAACCATCAGCATGTGGAACGTGAAGCAGTCCGGCCTGCGTGCCCGCCTCCACCGGGAAATTATCGACCGCGATTATCACCTCAGCGCGGCCATGTACATGCAGACCGCTGCACTGGACCAGTTCTTCTGGATTTTCGTCAACAAAGACGATGGTTACCACTGGATCGCCATCGTTGAAGCCAGCGAAGAACTGATTGAGCTGGGCATGTTGGAGTATCGCCAGACGATGAACCGCATCGCAAACGCGTTCGACACTGGCGAGTGGCCAGCGCCGATCACCGAAGACTACACCGACGAACTGAACGACTTCGACCTGCGCCGCCTTGAAGCGCTGCGTACTCAGGCATAAGGGGAATGACGATGGAAAACATGAATATCGTAACTGCGGAGCAGCAGGCTCCAAACACTATCTCTGCCACTAACTCCATTTTTAACGTGCAGGCGCTGGGGCAACTCCAGGCGTTCGCCGGGTTAATGGCGCAGTCTGCCGTCACCGTTCCTGAGCATCTTCGTGGCAATCCCGCCGATTGTATGGCGATCGTCATGCAGGCCATGCAGTGGGGCATGAACCCTTACGCTGTGGCGCAGAAAACGCACCTGGTCAATGGCGTCCTGGGCTACGAAGCGCAGCTGGTTAATGCGGTGATCTCCAGCTCCAACGCCATTGTGGGCCGCTTCTACTACGAGTACGACGGCGACTGGTCGAAATGCGCCAGCAGCCGTGAAGAGATTGTGAAGAAGCCGGCGAAAGGCGGCGGGACTTACGACAAGAAAGAAATGGTACGCGGCTGGACCAGCGCTGACGAGCAAGGCCTGTCGGTTCGTGTGGGTGCCATCATTCGCGGCGAAAGCGAGATCACCTGGGGCGAACCGGTGTTCCTCTCCAGTGTGATTACGCGTAACTCTCCACTGTGGATTTCTAACCCGAAACAGCAGATCGCGTATCTGGCCCTTAAGTATTGGGCGCGCCTGTACTGCCCTGCAGTCGTTCTGGGCGTGTACACCCCGGATGAGGTGGAGTCGCGCGCAGAGAAAGAGATCAACCCGACACCCGCCCCTCGCGTCAGCTTGGCTGACATTAAAAGTGACAGCGTAACAACCACCCACAGCGCGCAGGAATCTGCCGCCAACATCGACGTTATGGCCGATGAGTTCCGGGATCGCATTGAAGCGGCGCAAGACGTGGATAACGCCAAAGCAGTACGCGCCGACATCGAAAGTGCCAAGAACACCCTGGGCTCCGCCCTGTTCACTGAACTGAAGAACAAAGCCGTGAAGCGTTACTACCTGGTGGATGCGCGCAACAAGGTCGAGGCAGCGATCAACTCCCTGCCTCAGCCTGAAGAAGCGGATGCCGCTGAGCGGTTCGCAGAAGCCGAGCGCGTGCTGGCGTCGGCCAAACGTCACCTGGGCGACGAACTGCACGATCAGTTCAGCATCACGCTG